TATTTGAAGCTGATCTTGTAAAGAACGCAGATCAAACCCCTATCGATCAAGAACAATTTATGTTGCTGGAGTTCATAGCTGGACAAGTAGAAAGCATGAGTGAGGATTTAGAAAATATGTCTCACAACAAAGTCAATATTAAAAGACTTCAAGCTGATATGGACAAGGCATTAACAGATATAGAATCATTAAAGGACAAGGTAAGACAGAATGGTCACTAAAATTATAATCGCATTATTATTATTCAGTAATGGGCAAATGATAGAGCATACTATTACAAAAGGTATTAACGATTGCTTAGAGAAAAAACGAATAATGAAAAGAAATATGTCTGATAGTGTTCAAATATCGTGTGCAAAAGTAGAAGCTGATATTGAAATTATAGAAGGTAGAGAATTTATAAAGAGTATTAGGCAAACTAACGCTGAAGGGAATCACCATGACTAAAGCAGTAGTAAACAAACAAGGTAATCGTCCTGCTAAATACAAACAAAGTATTATGGCAAGATTAATGGAACTGGTTGCAGAAGGTAAAACAACTAGGGAATGTGTGCAAGAACTTGATGTTAGTTGGACTACCCTTCGTAAATGGTTAAAAGAAAAAAACTATCAAGACCTTTATAGAGTTGCACAAAGCGATCAGGTAATTTTAAATAATGAAAAACTAGATATAATTTTAGAAGATGCTCATAAAAGAGCAAAGACTAAAGATATTACTATGACAGAGGTAAAGCTTATTGAGTTAATGCAAAAAAATTATCATCATAAAAACAGTAAACTTAATCCTACTACATGGGGATCTGATAAACAGACCATGAGTATTAGTGATTCTAAAGGACAAGAATTTAAAGTTGAGTGGTCCAAATGAACTTTGATATGAAAACAGTATTGCCTTACCTAGTGATCCTTGCATCATTAGCAATGACATGGGGTATGTGGAGTGAAAGACTTGAAGCTGTCGAAGCAAAAGCAGATTCTATATCATATATGCAACAAGATATAGCTGTCATCAAAGAAAAAATAATATGGATAGAGAACTACCTTATAGGTAATTAATGAAAATGTTTTTAATCTTTTGGTTGTGTGTGCAAAATCCAACAATACCATTAGAGCAAACTTGCATACAAAATATAATGTATGATGTTACATTTAATACTAAACAAGAGTGTAGAGAGGCTTCTGTTAAATTAGCTAAAGAATTAACACAGATACCTGATACTTATATCACTACATTTTGCACCACTAAAATAGTTACAAATACTTAAATAATTAACACTTGCAATTCCACCTACATTTGAAAGGATAATTGTATGTCTAATATTCTGTGCATAAGTGATTTGCACGAACCTTATAGTCATGTTGATAGCTATCATTTTTTAAAAGCTATAAGTAAAAAATATAAATTTTCTAAAGTGGTAAACATTGGAGACGAAGTTGATTACTCAGCTTTGTCTTTTCACGATAGCGATCCTGATCTACCAAGCGCTACTAAAGAATTAGAACTAGCCCAATATAAAATAAAAAAATTAGAAAAACTATTTCCAAGAATGGATCTGTTGCATAGTAATCATGGTTCACTTGTTTACAGAAAAAGAAAACATCATGGCTTTCCTCAACAAGCCATAAAAGATTATGCTGATATACTTGGTGTGGATCATACTAAGTGGAGGTGGCACGATAAATTAGTCATTAAAGATATGTATGGCGAATATTATTTTTGTCATAACATGAATAAAGATCCTGTTAAGTCATCTATGTCGATAGGTTATAATTTTATACAAGGTCACTATCATACGGATTTCCGACTAGGGTACTGGAATTCCCCTGAGAAACTTAGGTGGGGAATGACGATAGGCTGTTTAATAGACAAACATTCTTTGGCTTTTGCTTATTCAAGAGTCAATATACGCAGACCTACTCTTGGTTGCGCAGTAATACTTAATGGTATTCCTCAGTTAATACCAATGACATTAGAAAATAATGGAAGGTGGAATGGAAAAATCTAAAGATAAGATTAATCCCCCCTACTACATAGGGACAAAGATACAGGTATCTGATTTTATAGCAGAATTTAAACTAGATTATTTTCAAGGCAACATTATCAAATACGTTGTGAGACATAAACAAAAGAATGGCATTGAAGATTTAGAAAAAGCTAAATGGTACTTGGAGAAACTAATAGAATGTACGAAGAAATAAAAGAAGAGATCATTAAACACGAAGGCAAGATAAGCAAAATTTACAAAGATCATTTAGGTAACGCCACATTTGGTGTTGGACATTTAGTTTTACCTACAGACGACTTACAGGAAGGAGTAGAATATGATGATGCAAAGATTATGGAGTTCTTTGAAAGAGACTTCGATCAAGCTGTTAAAGATGCAAGGTCTTTCACGAAAGAAGAAAATATTGATCCTGTCGCTTTTGGCTGTGTTATTAATATGGCTTTTCAACTAGGACTGCCACGATTATTAAAGTTTAAAAACTTTCAATACCACTTAAATAAGTGTGAATATGAATCTGCTAGTTCAGAAATGCTCGACAGTAGATGGGCAAAGCAAACACCCAACAGGGCAAATGAACTAGCAGAAACCATGAGGAATATATAATGTTTCAGATGTTATTAAAACCTTTGCTGGGAGTAGCTGGTGAAGTTGTTAAAGGTGTCGTAGATACTAAGAAGGCGAAAGCTGAACAGAAAGTCACTGAGATTAAAGCAAAGACAGAGTTACTAAATAAACAGATTAAAGGTGAGATAGAGTACGACTTAGAAGCTATCAAAGGTTCTAAAGACTCTTGGAAAGACGAAGCGTGGACTATTTTGTTTATTATTATAATAGGTATGTGCTTCATTCCACCATTACAACCTTATACAGAAAGAGGCTTTGATGCCCTCTCACGAACTCCACAGTGGTTTCAATTTGCCATGTATGGAGCAATAGCAAGTTCATTTGGTTTAAGAGGAATGGGTAAGGTGTTAGGTAAAAAATGAGTACAGTAAAAGAAGTAGAAGCACTACTACGCAAAGCAAAAAAAGAAAACAGAGATCTTAAAAAAGATATCGAAGAAAAAGATTTACACATTAAATTTCTTAATGAACGATTAGATAACTGGGCTGATAAAAACGCATTGTTAAGAGAAGAAAAACTAAAGATTACAGTAGATGATGTCATAGCATTACAGAAAGCAAAATCTGAATATGCTTCTTCACAAAATCAAACACTTACAGAACAATTAGAAAAACAAGAAAAGGTAGAACTAGATGGCAACTTATCAGGGTAGAACAGTACCATTAAATAAGCCTATGAAAGGCGATGTCAAAAAATTCAAGGTGTTCGTAAAAGACGGAGACAAAGTTAAAAAGATAAACTTTGGTGATCCTAACATGAGCATTAAGAAAAACTCACCAGCACGAAAGAAATCTTATTGTGCGAGATCAGGTGGGATTAAAGGTAAGAACAATAAACTATCTGCAAACTATTGGTCTCGTAGGGCGTGGAATTGTTAAAGGAGTAAACTATGCCATCATATATGGGAAAAAAATATCCTTATACTGAAAAAGGATTGAAACAATTAAACAAAGACAAAAAGAAAATTAAGAAAAAAACTAAAAAAAAGGCTAAGAAATAATGTCTCTTTACGAAAATATTAATAAACGAAAAAAAGCAGGGACATCTCGTTCTAAGAAAAATAGCACTATTAGCGATAAAGCTTATAAGAATATGAAAGCTGGTTTCCCTAAGAAGAAAAAGAAAAAGAAGAAAAAATAATGCCCATTCCTCCTATGGTCAATGTCATTTGGATAGACACTAATGAATGCAGTCTGTCCACATGGCAAACTAAAGATGAATTACTGGATAGTAAGTTATGTATTATCGACTCACTAGGTTATCTTATGGAAGAAACTAATGACTATGTAATCATTTCAGGTGACAAGGATCACGATAATTCAGATGATCAATATGGTAGATCACAGATCATACCAAAAGGTGTTGTAAAAGAGATACAGTATTTGACTCTAAAATAGTGGTAGATTTATGGTAGGATTTTATGTCCTAGCATGGTTTCACCTACCACTATTTATCCCTAAAAATCACGATTTGTTTTCGCTTGTTATGGTCTTTAAAGTAGTGACAGGTCAAAGTCAATCCTTTATTCTATACGTTTTTTTATTAAGTGGTAGAAAAATGGTAGGATTCTAAAATTAATTGGCGAGAGTGAAGGGACTCGAACCCTCGACCTTCTGCGTGACAGGCAGACGTTCTAACCAACTGAACTACACCCCCAACCAAATTTCCAAATATACTAACCTTATAATTGAGGCAACCCATTTATTTTGCCTCTGATCCTGTCCTCGTTATCAGACCTAGAGTAAACCAGTACAGATCTGTGATCCTTCCAACCCCCTATTTCCATTAAATCTTGTGGTGTAGCATCTGCAAAAACAGTTAAATTTGTAGCCCAAGTATGCCTACAAGCATGACGTTTTTTTAGACTACTTACCCCAGCTTGTTCTAACATATAGTTCCACCTATGAGCCAAACCAAACTCCTTGTTCTTTTTTCTTTGGTCTAGGTATCTCCATTCAAACAAAAAACTCTCCCTATTATTTATTTTCAACAGCCATTTTTCCAAACTAGCATGAATGGGAACGTCTCTAGGTCTATCGTTTTGTTTTCCTTGTATTAATCTTATGGTCTTATTCTCAAGATCAATATGCTTCCATTCTACATTCAGGGCTTCTTGTAATCTTGCACCAGTAAATATTAAAAATACAAATAATAATTTTATGTGTGCATCTGCATCAGTATCTAAACATCTTTTGATTTCTTCAACAGTAAAGTTGTACTTAGGTCTTTGATCTGAACTAAGTATCGGAAATTTTTTCATTTTAATATACGGACACCATTTTAAATGTGTATTGGCATAGTGTAATACCCTACCTACTGGTGTTATATAATGCGTATTAAGAGTATGAAACTTTGCAGACATATCTAATTTCAAAGGATTATGTTCTCCGTCCTTCATCAAAGGGACATCTTCAAACTTTATATTCTTCCATTCATGTAAAGTAGGATATCTTTCGTAGGCATATCTATTGATAAGATTTAATGTAAAATCTTTTAACTTTATATGTCCTAATAATAACTGATTCTTTTCATAAGATTTACTCCTCTCATAACTTGGCTTTTCTACAGGATCATTTAATAATTCTTCTGTAGCTTCACCAAAGTTATGATTGGAAATATTCTGCGCTTGATTATTTAGTTCATTAATTTTTTTATTAAGAACTTTTTGTGCGTCTTTGAACTTAACACACCCAGTGCTTACACCACTTCCGTCAAACAGAGTGACTTCATCACCAAACCTGTGCGTTCCTTTTATGTAGTAATATTGACTTCTTCCGTCTTTTCGCTTTTCAACTTTGAGCATAAACTAATAACCTCCTTCATATCACTAGACCAACAGAACCAACTGTCGCCCATGTAATTATTCAAAATCGGATTATTAGGTTCTTTCTTCTTTACCTTATAAATCTCTCTTTGAATAGTTCTTTCGTGTTTTCCAAAAATTTTAGCTAAGTCTTTGTAATACATTGGCTTATCTTCCATTATATTAATTCTCCTTGTCTATTGTCTTGTGGCTTCCATACATAATCATATAGCTTGTATTTCTTCCCACTGTATCGTGAGGTACATTCAGTCATGTAGTCTCTTTTTGCTAGTTGTTCAGGTGATAAAATCATCTGATCTGATTTATAAAGAACTCTAATTGGCTCTTTCTTTTTTATTTGTGTTTCCACAACATAATCTCTTAGAGATATTCTTCCATTCCAAGTTTTTTTAACTTCAATATTCTTCATGTTAAAATACTCCCTAATTTCATTTCGGTTCTTTTCAATGCGTTCTGATCAAGGATCATCTGTATCTTTGTTTCTATTCTTTCTAACTCTACAAAAGCATTGTCTAGTTTTTCTCTATCTGTATCTATGGCTAAATTGCAAGTGAGTACGTCAGAGTGTTGTCTTGCTTTTGTTTTTGCAGTTTCAACAGTTATCTTTTCATTAGATCCATGTAAGATTTCAAGATACTTAGTGTCGTAAATATGATCTTTAATTCTTATAGATCTTTCATGTTGTCTTTTAGCATCACGATAATTTTTTACTGCTTCTGCTTTTGCATTAGCAATAACTTCAGGACTATATCCTTCCATCGTTTTCTACTTTCCTAATTATTTTTATTAATAAAGCACAAAGAACTTTAGCATTGAACTCTTTGTTAGAAGTATGTTCGTGACAAGTTCTGCATAAAGGAGCGAGATTAAACTCGTTATCTTTGTAATGATGTTTGTCACCCCCTGCGCCTCTGCCTTTTATATGATGAATATCGGTGGCAAAATTTCCACACATAATACAATCAACATCATCAGGAGTTTTATACCCCCAATAACCCATAAAAAATTTAGTATGATTTTTCAAAAAATTACTCCCATCTTCTTCTTCCATAACCCAATCCTTAAATGCTAAACTCATTTTTTATTTAACTGATCCCCTATCGCAAAGATCATCAAAGCTATTAGTAATAAAACTAATAGCTGTAATGATTGTATAATTACCATAACCATTAAAAAGGTATGTCCTTAGAGTCTAAGTCATTGGTTGCTGGTTCTTCAATAATTGTCTCAGTAGGTTTTTTATATGCCTCTTGTATTCTTACAGACAAACTACCCTTATCACCTTTCCACAAAGCAATACTGTAGGCTTGTCCTTTTTTTAAAACTATATCTTCCTGTAAAACATCATCAGGATAACAAATAGTTTTGTTTTGATAGTCAGGTTTAGAGTCACCTTCCTCTTTGTACTCGTTCTTAAATAGAGTAGCTTTTATTATTACTTCGCTCATATAGAATGCTCCTTCTTTTCTTGTTTTGGTTTAGTGGCTACAGGATTTTCGTTTTCTGAGTCCTCTGCTTCGCCAACTTCAAGTAAAAATAACTTCATTATTAAATACTTGTATGCGTATGTTGTGGCTTTACCCACTCCCTTATCAGAATTATCGACACCATATCCGTAGTAATCACCAACAGTCATTTTTTCGTTGGTATCTACATCTATGACATCACAATTCATTTTGACTGTAGTTAAATTACCTTCTTTTGTATGATCCATAACTTTAGGAATAAGAAGTAATTTATGTTTAGCTAATTGTTCACGAACAACATCATTAACATCATTCCAATTAGTGACTTTATATTGAATACCTTTTGGCTTTGTCTGTGATACAGATTTAACCTCATGGGTGATATCAAATATCTTTCTATATATTGTCATTCTTTTTCGCCTTTCTTGTTAGTTTACTAACCTCTTTGTCGAGATCAAATGCCTCTCGTAAAACTTTAAAATATCTAAAACCTTTATTCAGATCAGACTTTGTGAAATTTCTAATTTCAAAATCGTCAGTCTCTTTTCCAAATCTTGCAAGAATTGCTTTATTGATTTCAATTCCGTCTTGCTCTTCAATCATAAATTTGTATGCGCCTAGTTGTACTAGGTGATCATCGTAAACTTGCTTACTTGTTTTAAAATCAACAAGTGTATCTCCATTCACTAACAGATCCGCAGTTCCACCATATTTATATTTACGACAACAAAAACTTTTTTCTGTAAATGTGACTTCATACTCTTGCTCAGTCCACCAATCTTTAAATTTATTAAAACATTCTTGAACTACTGGATCGTCAGGTAGTTCGTAATACTCATCAGTAATATGTTTCTCAGCAAGTTCGTGAAAGTCAGTTCCAATGTCTCCAGCTTTATTTAATTCTGTATGATATGACTTACCCTCTAACCCTAACTTATTACTCCATATTAATAACCCAGTAGCATTTTTATACCTACCAAGAATGGTAGTGACACTAGGCACTTTTTTTCCGTCCACTTTATAATCTATATGTGACAATCGCTTTCCTTTCTGATTATGACGAGTGATCAGTAGTGCTTAGTATGTGATACCAAACCAATCTCTTTTGTAGATTTGTTTTCAACGGAGAGTTGAGATTGTTTCTACAGCTTTCTTTGAGTCTCTGCTCTTTTAAAGCAAGTTCTTTCCTTTTATCAGGAGGAAGGAGGAACATATTTGTATTTAGAACTTTATCACTCGTCATAAATCAGACATTACTGATTTATTTGTATAAATCAAGTAATATTCGTAAAAATGCGAATATTTCTATATTTATATAGAATTATTTATTTTATATATGTTTGCGTGTTTAATATAATTAATACTTATGATTGGATAACAAACATCATAGGCAATCTTTTTTATTTTTGCTTCATGAACATTATAAACATTACAATATTTTTTAGTTTCTTTGATTATTGATCCTAGAAAATTTTGTTGTTTTGTTTTTATATAACAATAGCTGTTTATTATATCTGTATTTTTACATGATATTTTAGGATTATAAAAAAATATAGTTTCTTGTAATTGTTGATACAACGCAAAGCAGTCGGTAGATACAAGTTCATTTTCTGCTATACATATATCAGTTTCGTGTTCTGCTCTCATACGAACATTACCTTGATCTGATACATATCCTACTATTGGATATTTAATAACAGACTCATCTAAAATTTTGACAACAGGCACTTCTAAGCCCTGTGCATATTTTTCTGCATGATACATAGATAATTTTTTTGTTCCTGTAAGATGAGCAGATACAGTTGATTTATCTACACCTGATAATCTTGATAATTGGACACCCATTCCTTTAATCAAACCTTTTTCTTGGGCTACTTTTCTTAATTTATCATTCATAATTATCACTTAAACTATTGCGTTTTTGTGTCAATAACTTTAATAGATTGCATTAATGCGAATATTTGCGTATGTTCTGAGACATGGGAAATTGTCAAGATTTTCTTTATGAAAGCGATACTGTTGAATATGAAGAACTTAGGTTTTTATTCTGCGTTTTAGACTTTTGGAAGATAAACGTAAATATTTGCAAGGAAAATAAGATTGAATTTCCCAATATGGAGACTATCATTTGGGAAAGCACATTGAGGGAGTTTAATTATTTTGACGACAAATCACAATGTTTGCCCAACCTGTCAGAGATCATTGATCTCCACAGACTACATTCCTACAAAAAAAGAAATAAAAATAATGAAGTT